GGGGGGAGCCGCCGGGTGTTACCGAGTTATGTTACCGATGGTCAGACCCAAAACACCCTACAGCTATGGGGTTTCAATCACCTTCCACCCGATAGACCATCAATCATCTGGCGCGCCGTGGGGATTCAATCCGCCCTGGCACGATGGGGATCTAATCCACCCAGTCGGAATAGGGTATCACGTCGAGGCCCGCGTTGCCTTATGCAATCCCAGGTCCATACGGCGCATCATTTGCCCGCATCCGTCAAGATGGACATTAAAATTTTTTAATGTAATTTTCTTTGCCGAAGGTATTGACTTTTTTTCGGTTATGCCGCATACTGGTTTCAGATGGTAGATGGACGCGGGCAACGCGGACCACCGCCACCTGGCCGATCATTGATAACCGAATAGACCTCGATCATTCGATGATCGGTTTCTCAACCCAACAAAGGAGCCAACAATGGCAAAGAAACTCGAAATGAATCTGGTTGCGGAGACGCAACCCAACAAAGAAACCGAATCCGCGCCTACCACATCTGAACCCAAGCGGATTGCCAAATGCAAGACGGAGACTGTTGAAGTCGAATCGCTCGAACGCGGTTCGATCATCTTCTCCTGGCCATCAATCAACAAGACGGAAACCGTCCGACTCAACGGATGGAAACCGGAATTAATTGCGCGTCTGGCTTTCCACGGCGTCGAGCAGAAACTCCGCGACTGTCAAGCTGGTCGCGAGGTGACCGCAGAGATCGGATACGGCGCCTTCATGAAACTCATGGACGCGTTTAATTCCGGCTCGTTCAATGTGAAAGGTGACGGTGGACCCTCCGAAACGTCGGTGGATCTGGTCGTCCAGGCTGTCGGAGCTGCGAAGGCGGCCGCGGGCAAGCCGTTCGATGCGGACGCCTTCCGCGCCAGCTATATCGCCAAGACGAAGGACGAGCGGGCGGCGATTGCGGCCATTCCACAAGTGGCCGCCGAAATCGCCCGATTGAAGGCGGCTCGGAAGTCCACCGAAACTTCGGTGGATCTCGATTCCATCTAACCAACCAACCCTGCCCCCCCAGGCCACACGGTCTGGGGGGTTTTTTGTCTCCCCACGCCCCGCTTGCGCGAACGGTGGCCAGCTGGGCGGACTTCATGCCGTAGTTCGCCCTGGTGTCGGTCTAATGAAGCTGGTGTCGGCCTGATTCCCAAATAGCGCCCTGATGGTGAAACCTTAAACCCCCTGTCAGTAGGCCCTACAGCTTGGAAAAGGCCCCCTGGCGAGAACGTCCGGGCGGTGATTGAGCAATAATCGGGCGGGCTGCAACGTGCTACGAGGCCCGGCGGACGGGCGGCGGGCGGGCTGCCGAGCAATTCAAACCGTAGTTCGCCCTGGTGTTGCGCTGGTGTTTAGCTGGTATGGGACTGGTGCAGGACTGGTTCTGTCCTGTTCACACCCTATGGCACCCTGTAGCAGCCTGACCGGGGTATCACGCCGTATTTCATTCCCAAGCCGGGCCTTTTGCTCGCAGGGCCTTTTTGCTGGGGCCTTTTCTTAGTGCTTAAAAAAATTATATATGAAAAAGGACCCTTAGCAGAATGAAAAAGCTTGGACGTTTCAAAAGCTCGGAATGAAATACGGTATGATTACCCCGTCAGGCCGCCATAGGCTGCCACAGGCTATGAACAGGACGTGCGCAGGACGAGAGCAGGCTGATAGCAGGGCGCACCAGGGAAACACCAGAACAAACGTGCTATCAATACCTCAAGAATTCACAACTTAGAAGTGTTCCACGGCTTAGTTCCACGGCTTGAGCCCCACCCGGACCCAGATCCGCCCAACTACGGTATTAAATCCGCCCGCCATCCAGCCTGGCATCCCACCTCCCTACACACACCGTAGTTTAATCGGATCACAATACGGTATGAATCAAGGCGGACTCCACATCCTGGGTCCGGGTGGGGCTCAGCCCGTGGAACACGTCCAAGTGTCGCCGGGGATTTATTGTGAGCGGGGTATTGACTTCTACCCGTATTTCATGTTATAATGGGGTATCAGCTGGAATCCGGGCCGATGCGGAACCGCACCTGGCGCGGCGGCTGATAGGAGAAACCAAGATGGAAGAGAACGAGAGAAAAGCAATTGCCAAGCTGAAAGCGGAGCTGGTGTCCGCCAAACTGGAAACGGTCGATTTCCTGCTGATGGTGGCCGGACATGATGAGCCGGGTCGGACACAGGACTTCAAGATCTTTGGCTACAAGAACTTCGAAGACTGTGCAGCGAAGTCAATCAAACGTCTCCGCGCCAACGTGGAGCGAATGATTCAGCAGCACGAAAGGAGCTTTCCCGGATGACACGTCACAAATTGCTCCAGGCCTTCCAACAGGCCGAGCGCCTTCATATCAACCTGCCCGCCGACGAGCAGGATATCGCCTGCCTTGGGTCCATCGACCTGCTGCGGCGGTTTTTCATGCTCCAGGATCGCTATGTCGATGCTGGTTTACGCGGCGCTGATCGAGAACCCATCGTCGCCGCCATCCAGCCTGTGATCGCCGAGATCCTGTGGCGGTGCGACGGCGCGTCCGAGGAGTACAGCATCCAGCGTGATGACGATTCCCCCCACGACCTGGCGCGCGGACTCGACTACTACTTCGACACCGCCGGGAAGCTGGTGGTGATGGACAGCCGTGGGCCAGTGATTACTGTCACGAGGAGTTAACCGATGTTCACAGTCTTGACACATTCGATGGAAGGCGAGCGCGGCGACTGCTACGTTGCTCGCTATCACCAGTTCGCAACCCGCCCAGAGGCCGTGACGTTCTTCACCGAGAACGAATCGGCCTGCCTGCTTTACGAGGGGGAAGCGCCGAAGCTTCCCGTCTACGTCCCGCCCACTGACATCCGCCCAGTCTACGTCATGCGCGAAGTCAAGCGCGCAGAAAAGGCTGTGAAGTCCGCCGTCAAGCCGAAGCCCTGCGCCGAGGCAGCCCCGAAGAGCTCGAAACCCGCACTCACCCTGGAGGATATTTAAGTGCCTACTTCCAATCGCCTGATGGCAATTTTGCTTGATATACTCAAGCACTCCAAAGAACACAAAGAGAACAGCAAAATCAAACAACTCAGCTGTTCCCATCCCGGCCAGCCCAAGCTGGTTCTGGAGGTCCTGGTCTACCATCCCTTCGACACCACGGAGCCTGTCGTGGTGCTGTCCGAGACGGCTCTGCGGATGTGTCTGAAGGAGGTACACGACATCACCAGGACACACACGCTCGAGCGGTTCACGACCGAGCTGGTGGAGGTGCTCTCGAAGGACCTCGAGAACCTGGAGCGTACGGCACAGGCCCGCAAACCTGGCCCGCCCGCCCCCTCCTCGGAGGTCCAATGAACTGGAAAGGTCGGTACCGGGTGCTGGTCGGGAACGTCGGTGAGGTCTTCGCCGGGTGCTGTGGGGAGACCGCCAACAAGACCTTCGCCGCCTACGTCCACGCAAGCAAGGCGGGTCACGGTAAAGTGGCTGGCGAGGACGTGTTCCTGATGCGCAAGTCGGAAGTGATTCGTGAGTATTATGGGACCGCCTCTCGCGAGCGGAACCTGTCAGTCAACCAGTAGGAACCACAGGAGAAACCAGATGTTTTCACTTGACAGCCTTGACAACATGATGACCGGGCCTCAGCTTTTCAGGGGAGCCGGAACCGATGTCAGCCACCTGAACAACGACGTTCAGGCCATCCGTGAGGCGGCAGGCCTCGATTGGGAGCCGCGCAAGCTCACCTTGATGGCGGCGATGGGAACAATGGGAGCCAGGAGATAACGATGCCACGCTATCGAGTTACGTTCGATCAACGCACTCCCCTGAAGGACGGCTGGCTGGTGCTGGAAGCCCACAATCCGACTGAAGGTCGCGAGTTCTGCTCCACACATCTCAGGCACTGGTCGGGCTTCTATAACGAGCTGAACAAAGTCTGCATAGACTGGGACCGCCTGTTTCCAGCAGGCTGCCTCGGGACCATCAACATCATGAAGGTGAACGGCTAATGTTCTGGGTCCGGGTGGGGCTCAGCCCGAGAGTCGGGAGACCCCACCTACCAAGGAGAAATCACAATGGAAGACAACTTAGACATCTGCGCAACGTGTAACAACTCGATCGAGCCGGACGACCTTCCGGCCAACTACTGCTACCTTCCGGTCTGCGAGAAGTGCTTGCCCTACACGCTCGAAGCCCTGACGGAGGATGCCAAGAACGAGGCGATCGCAACGGCTCGGAGGTGGCTGCTGAATTCCGCCCTCCGCACGCACAAACGGTTCGTCCGCATGGAGCGAACGGAATCGCCGGAACAGTCTGCCAGGGCGGACTCCATCCTGGGTCCGGGTGGGGCTCGCGTCGGGAGTCAGAAAAAGAAACACTCGATTTGGGTCGAGGGCTACGAAGCCGAACTCGCCAAACTGCACAGCGAGCGTATGGAGGCGCTGGAAAGCCGAATCACCACGCTGGGGGTGATCGCATCACCCGATGGTGGCTCGCCGGAACAGGCTGCCCGCGACCGGCTGGCGCTGATCGGGTTTTCGGAAACTGAACGGCGCATCGCCGCCCTCAAAGCCGAACTCGCCGCCGCGAAGGAGCGGGAGGCGGCGCTGGCGGCGGCGCTGAAGAAGGCGCGCGACCTTGCCGGAACTGCATCCTGTTACGAAGTAGACGCGGCGCTATCGACAGAGGCGGGATCGGACGTATTCGGGAGTCCCGGCATTGCGAGTAAGTCTCTTGTGAGGAGAGCCAAGAACGCCTGGGCCAAATTCGATGCGGTTATCGACGCCGACCCCGCTGCCATCCTCGCCGCCGTCCGACGCGAGGCCAGGCGGGAGGCGCTGGAGGGGCTGAAGGCAAAAAGTACGCCCGCCATGTTTGACGTCGCGGGTGTATGGATGGAGGTGGTTCTGGCTGACGACCTTGACGCCGCCCTCGCCGCCCTCGACGCGGAGGAGGAAAAGCAGAATGGCTGACCCCATCCTCGAAACCATGCTGAAAGACCCGGAGTTTCGCCGGAAGTACGTGGACGAAAAGGCACGCATGGACGTGGCGCAACTTTTCGCGGATGTGATGGCGGAGCGCGGATGGGACAACGCGCAACTGTCCGAAGCGACGGGTTCGCCCAACACGTACCACATCATCCAACTCATGCAGGGCAACTTCAATCTGACGTTTACGGAGGTCGCGCAGATGCTTGACCGGCTCGACATGGATCTGGTCGTCACAGCGCGGAAGAGGGAGGTTCCGAATGCCTGACCCCACCCCAGACCAGCGCATCGACGCAGACCGCCGCGAGAAGTGGGTGGCGTTCCGGCGCAAGCACGGCATGGCGGAGGACGCGCCGTTCGTGGGCAAGTGCCCATGGGTAGAGTGCTACGAGGAGGCGCTGGACGCGCTGAATTACCTCGAACAAATCAAACCCGAATGGTGGACGATTGCCGACTATGTGGACGCGCAACTGCACGCCCGCGTGTTGGCGGCGATTTGCTTGAAGCATATGAAGGGAGGCACGGAATGGCTGACACGAACTTGACGCCGTTGGAGCGGCTGGAGGCGTGGGTGCTAACTGACCCCCTGAACAGATTAGTCACGATGATGGTTGATCCTCCTTCTTGGTCGGTGGAGTTAAACGACATCGAGACACACGTTACACATGAGGGCACCGCCCCCACCCTCGACGCCGCCATCCTCGCGGCGCTCGCGCAGGCGGAGGAGGGCGCATGAAACCACACACCTGCCAATTCTGCGGCAATCCCGGCACACTATTGTGCGACGGGAAAATCTACGACAACGGCGGATTGCGGGCGCGAGTGCCCTACGGCAACATGAACTTCCTGCCCGCCCACATCTCGACATGCGATGCGAAGATGTGCCGCGCGTGCGCCAAGAAGGTGTCAGATGTGCATTTCAGGATGAAGGGCGGCTGCTGGTGGGACACTGTGGACCTCTGCCCTGATTGCCAGAAGGCGCAAGAGAAGCCGGTTCGGATTGTCGCGCAGGCGGAGGGGGAGCTGAGCCGGACTACCGTCGAACAACAGGGCCACCCGCCCGCATAACGTCCCGTTTTCGCTGGTGTTTCTCTGGTCTAAATCGTTCGCCGTGGTCGTCCTATACCTCCCCATAGGGGGTGATTTCACCACCAGAGAGACACCAGCAAAAACGAAATGAAATACAGCCTGAAAGGAACTTACATGACCGAACTTAACACAGTCCCGAGCGAAAAGTTTATCGCTCTATTAGGAGCCGCAGCTCTGTTCATCTTCGGAGTTGTCGCTGTCGTTCACGGCAGCAAGATCTTTACACTCAAAGTGTGGAAGCCGATCTTCTACTTCCCGCTTGTGGTCTTCATTGTGCTGTTAGCCTTCGTTGCAGCTTGCTTGGGCTTCGTCTTGTCCACGCTGCTTAACGTGAACGAGAAGATCATTGACCTCTGCGAAGCCTTTCTGAATCAGGTTAATTCAGAAGTACGCTCATAAAAGGTGTTGACTTCTCGCCGTATTTCATGGGACAATAGGAATAGGAGAAACCATGCCATACAATCTTCAAGCTTGTACCTACAAGTCGCTCCAAAAAAACAGTGGCTGGATGATCCGCCAGGTAAGGCGTCCGCCGTTGTGTCCGGAGTGTCGGAAGTTAAGCTACGAACTCCAAGCTCTCCGCCGCAGACACAGGCAGCAGACGTTCCGGCAATCGCTCAAGCAGTACGTCCGACTGACCTTCGGCTGCAAGTCCTCGTGGCAGCTGATCGAGAACTACGCTCAATACTACACCTTGGTGGTGCCGAGATGACGCCCGCCGAGCGTGTTGATGTACTGGCTCGCCTTGCTTCCGAGTGGCAGATGAGCTTGGAGGAACGCGAAGCCCTGGGGTGGGCGGTCGTTATGCTCCGCAACGATCCGCAGGAAGCACCGGACGAAGCGCTGGCTCGGTACATCGAGCACCTGGAACTGATGGTTGCAAAGCAGGATGTGCAGGAGAAACGAGAGAGTTTCTCGAGAGAACTATACAGATTGCGGAATGACCTCTTCGCCAGGGACTCCCTTATCCGAAACCTGAAAGCCAAGTTCATGTGGGAGTTGCCCGGACCAAACCCTGAACCGTATGGCAAGAACGGCTGGGCTGATGGGTTCACTCAAGGTTGGAATGATTACCGTTCGAAAGTTCATGAGATAGTTAAGAGGCTTCTACAATGAGTGCTTACGACTATATGCTGACCTTCACAGGCAGGCATTTCCGGTTCGACGCTTTCCAGCCGGATGATTTCGATATCCGAGACATCGCCCACGCGCTGTCGAACGTGGCTCGCTTCAACGGACACACGCTCACCCACTACAGCGTGGCGCAGCACAGCGTCTTCGTCAGCAATCTGTGCTTGCCGGAGGATGCCCGCGAAGGTCTGATGCACGACGCGCCTGAAGCTTACATGGGCGATATGGTCGGGCCGCTCAAGCGCCTGGCTGTGATGCATCAGTTCAGGGTGATGGAGGACAGAATGTGGCGGGCGATTGCTTGCAAGTACCGCTTGCGGCAGCAGCTCCCGAACAGTGTGAAGGATGCTGACAAGGTGATGCTCGAAAAGGAACGGGATCACTTCCGTTACTACGAGCTGCGCGCGGGAGAAGGTTTCTCAATCCCCATCTTGAGTCCAGTTGATGCCGAGTTCGAGTTCATGAAGCGGGCGAAGGAGCTCGGCCTTGTCTAGACTGATCGCAGCTTGTATCCTTGCCGCCTACCTCGTGGTGCTGGCAACAGCAGTGGTGGCGGCGTGGAAGATACTCGCGATCTTGTTTGAGTTTGTTTTCCAGGGAGGATGGCGGCGACGCTGCAATCCCTGGCTACTGTCAACGATCGAACTCTTTAGGAGAAACCATGGCTGTTAAGAAGACGAGAGCGGGTTCGCTGAAAACTGCGTCCCAAGTGAAAATGACGGATCATATTCTGATCCCGCCAGACCCTCCGAAGTTCTACGAGCCTCCGTCCGTGTCCCTGGAAGTGGACAGCGGATTCGAGGTGCGGAACCTCGACACCAACGAGTTCTTCTTCTCCTGTTCGCGGAAGGGAATTCTCGAGTTCCTGGCCGGACCCGGCAATGACTGGCTGCACTTCACGATCGCAGCCGGCAAGTTGCCGTCGCAACTGCTTTACGGAGGCAGCCTGTGTCAGTAACAGCGATCTGCTCCCTGCACGTTACCTTTCCGAGGATCATCAAGTGCACGAAGTACGAAGACGTTAAGCTCGGACTGGTGCTGCTCACGCTGATCTCCAATAACGGGATGGAGTTCAAGCTGTTCTTCTCCGACTTCGAAGTGGCACGGCAGATTCATCAGGCTTTCGAGTTGATGGAACTGCGACAGCTGGCTGCCGAGAAGAAGGAGCTGACGATCTCTGAAGTCCCGAGTGAGCCCCACCCGGACCCACAGATGGAGGCTGCCGATGTCGAAGCGTAAGCTCGAACAGTTTGACCAAGCCGCTTACGAGGCTGCGATTCAGGCGGCACGTGAGTCCGCCGAGAAGCAGCTTCACATTCCGTTCGCCACGGCTCGGGAGGCCATGTACTTCCGGGCTCAGTTCTACGCATGGCGCAAAGCAATCCAGATGCTGGAAGGTGATGCGTCGTTGTACGGAGACATCGTGCTTCGACTCGGCCCACAGAAGAACGTGCTGATTATCTGCGCGGGCTTCACTCACGGTCGGCTGCGCGAAGTTCTCAGAGCCGCCAACGTCCATATCGAGGGCGAGGAGGTCTAATGCAACGCAGTCACTGGGAGGTTGTTTGCGAGTGCGGGAAGCTGCTTGTCACCAGGAATACGAGGCTGATATGTCCTTATTGCAAGCGTCAGCTTCGGATCGAGTGGCAGGCAGAGCTTCCCGAGAAAGAGGAGCAGCCTCCCAGACTGCTCTCGGACAACACAGACTTGGATAAAGGAGGTAGTGATGCCGCGAGGCCGGATACCGAACGATGACAGGCCTGCAAAGGTCACAATCAATCTGCCGCAGAGCTTGTACAATCAGCTCGTGATCAGGTTCCTGGACCCGATGACGAAGAGGGCCAAGTACGGAGCGCTCTCGAATCTGGCAACGCGGCTGCTGAAAGAATGGCTGGATGACCAGCAGCGAAAACAAGACGTAGTTTAGACGGATTAAACTACGGCTAGAAAGGACAAGATGGAACAACAAGAAACACCGATCCGATGTCTTGCTGATGTGCTTGAGGTACAGCGTCAGCACGCCGAGGGCAAGGAGGTTCCGAAGGAACTTCTGAAGGCTTGCATCGAATTCCTCCGGGAAGAGCGCAAGACTCCTTCCGCCAAAGGCAGTACGAAGAAAGCAAAGGAACCCAAGGCAGCTTCGAAACCAAAGCTGACCCTGGATGACATCATCTAATGTCAAGCAAGTGGGGCTTACCTAAAGTCGTGGACAGTACAATGCTGTCGGATTTCCGCAGCTGTCCACGCAAGTTCTACCTCAGTTTCGTACGGAGACTGGGGCACCCTGGTTTGTCTGTGCATCTGCGGGCAGGTGGTGCGTTTGCAAAGGCGCTCGAAGTCGCGCGACAGTACTACGTTCAGGGTGCTGATCCGACCGAGGCAGAAGCCTTGGGACTGATGGCCCTGATCAAGAACTACGGCGACTACATTCCGCCTGACAAGCACAAGAACAAATCCTTGGAGATGACCATCTCGGCATACCTCTCCTACCTGGAACGGTGGCCGCTCGAGACAGATCCAATGCGTATCATGGTTATCCAGGACACGCACGCGATCGAGTTCTCGTTCGCCCTGCCGATGCCAGTCAACCATCCGGAGACGGGCGACCCATTCCTGTTTGCTGGTAGGGCGGACTGTTTCATGCAGTACGGTCGCACAGTCCTCATCGATGACGAGAAGACAACCAGCTACTTTACACACAACTGGGCGGACCAGTGGAAGCTGCGAGCACAGTTCATGGCTTACACCTACGCCGCCCGCGAGTTTGGATTCAAAGCCGACGGTGCCTTGGTTCGCGGCACAGCCTTCAAGCTGTCCGGGATCGAACACGCCGAGGTTATTATTCAGATCACACCGGATCGCTTGAAACGGTGGTATGAGCAGACTGTCCGTGATCTTGAGCGGATGGTCCGGCTTTGGCACGAAGACTACTTCGACTTCGACTTCGGAGACAGTTGCAACGCTTACGGTGGTTGTACCTTCAAGCACCTGTGCAGCGTTGAAGACCCAGAAAAATGGATTGAGCCTCTCGGATTCGTCGAACGGATCTGGGACCCGCTCCATAGACAGGAAGATGAAAAGTGAGTCAACCCAATGAAACCACACAGCCTGACGCCCTTCGCGGCTTGAACGCTTTGTTGATGGGACCCTCGGGCTCCGGCAAGACCACATCCCTCAAGACGCTTCTCGACATCCCCAATCTGGAAGTGTTCGCTATCTTCACAGACCCTCGGTTCGACATCCTCGGCAAGGAGGTTCTCGACCGCATCCACTGGCGCTACCTTCCGCCCGCAGTTCCTGGGTGGGACACGCTGAAACGAGTGGCGAGTCAGGTCAACAAATTGAGCAACGAGGCTTTGCAAAAGCTGCAAAGTGTCGAGGGCTCAAGCTTCATGCAGTACATCGAGTTCCTCGATCAGTGCAACGACTTCGTGGACCAGCACGGCGAGTCCTTCGGAGATGTCTGTACCTGGGAGCCGAACCGCGTGTTGTTCATCGACGGCCTGACCGGGCTGAACAAGATGGCACGCTCCCTTACCGTGGGCGCAAAGGCCACGCTGACGCAGCCTGATTGGGGTAGCTCTCAGTTCATGGTGACGCAGATCGTGGACGCGCTTACCACCACAACCAAGTGCCACTTCATCATGACCGCTCACGTCGAGCGGGAACTCGATGAGATCAACGGCGGCACTCGGATCATGGTCTCGACCTTGGGGCGCAAGCTGGCCCCGCTTATCCCGATCAACTTCGGAGATGTGATCCTCGTTCTGCGCGAGGGCCAGGAGTTCTATTGGGATACCATCGACACGCGGGCTGACCTGAAGCCTGCGTTCGCAGAGTTTGGCGCAAAACAGAAGCCCAGCTTTGTGCCTCTGTTTAAGAAGTGGCAACGTGCTGGTGGAGTGATTGCTCCCCACACTCAACCTTCCGTATAGGAAGCAATCAAGGAGAAACTCAATGGCTTTCAACACTGAACAGATGATGAACACGGCAGTTGAGGAGTCGCTCTCGACTCACTCAATCCCTGCCCCTGAAGGCGAATACGAAGCGGTCATCGACTCGGTCGGGCTGCGCGTGGTCAACCGTAAGGACAGCACCGAGGCTTTGACCTGCGATATCAAGTGGTCGATCCTCGACGAGAAGGTCGGGGAGATCACGGGCCGCAGCAAGAACTTCGCCCGCCAGACCCTGTGGCTGGACACCACGTCCGAGGGTGCGCTCGATACCAGCCCCGGCGTCAACATCGGTCTCGGCAAGCTGCGCGAAGCGGTCGGCCAGAACCGGAAGGGTAAGCCCTGGTCCTTCTCCATGCTGCAGGGCGGGATGGCCAAGATCCTGGTCACGCACCGTACCTCCGACACCACAGGCGACACGTTCGCCGAGGTCAAGAGTGTCCGGACGATGGGCTAGCTTGCACTCGGGGAGGGGGAAACTCCTCCCCACTTTCTTGTCTTTAGGAGCCATCAATGAGTCAACACTTACCGATTATCAAAATTAAGGTGGATGATCGAATCCGCCAAGAGTTCGACAAAGAAGCCCTCGACGAGCTTGCCACTTCAATTTCCCGCCTCGGCCTCCTGCACCCCGTCGTCGTCCGCCAGCTCCCTGTCATGGATGCCGAAGGCCGGACCCACCAACTGATCGCAGGTGAGCGGCGACTGCGTGCCACCGCCTTGTGTCATGACAAGCGAGTGCCGATTCCCGAAAACAGTATGTCCCCGCTGAAGGAAGTTCCTTGGGGCTATATCCCTGTCCAGGAAATCCGCAGCTACGGCGAGAAGGCGGAACTCGAGATGGAGCTCGACGAGAACCTTCGCCGCAAGGACTTGACGTGGCAGGAGATTGCAACGGCAACCGCCGCCCTTCACAAGCTGCGGACGGATGCCGACGAGAACTGGACCATTTCCAAGACCGCCGAGGAGATGGAGAACCGTGGACACTCTGGCCACACCACCACGAACAGGAATCGGATTCTGCTTGGTGAGCACCTCGCGTCCCGCCCAGAACTCTCGAAGGCGGCTAGCGAGAAGGATGCGGTTAAGCTCCTGTCTCAAACGCTGGAGGCCGAACTCCGCCGGGCACTTGCGGAGCAGGGCACCACGAGGGCGGACGAGTACATCGCCAAGACAATCGACTTCGAGGAAGGGATGCTTGAGCTCGAGCCGAACAGTGTGGATGTTATCATCACTGATCCGCCCTACGGAGTCAACGCCGACAAGTTCAACATCGCCTCGGTGAAGGAGCGGCACAAGTACAAGGACGATGCGGAGTCCGCCCTGGACAAGATCCGTCGCATGATAGCACTCACTCCGCAGGTCTGCAAGGAACGAGCTCACATCTACATCTTCCACGACTTCGCCTTCTTTTGGGACATCGCCGAGATGCTCGAGGATGCGGGCTGGGCAGTCTGGCGGCGTCCGCTGATCTGGCACAAGAACACAGGCTACGCTCCCGAACCTGACTTCGGCCCTCGCCGTCACTATGAGTGCATCATCTATGCCCATCGCGGGCGGAAACCTGTGATCGAAGTGGGCGGCAGCGACGTACTTTCGTACAACTCCCCGACCGAACGGTTCCACGCAGCACAGAAACCGACCGCCCTTTTTAAGGACTTGCTGCGTCGTAGCGGTACGCCAGGGGAGACGGTGCTCGATCCGTTCTGCGGCAGTGGTCCGGTTTTCCGGGCGGCTCGGATGCTGCATCTGTTCGCCATTGGCTTCGACATCGAGTCTGCGAACATCCAGATCTCGATGGAGCGTAGGGGGATGGATGAATGAGAATCCACGGCTCGCCGCAGCCGCGCATCCTCATTGTCAATGACTGTGTAGGTGCGCCAGAAGAAGAACGGAGGGTTCCCCTGGCGGGAGCCCCCCACTTCGAACTCGAACGAATGAAGCAGGCGGCTGGCATCTCCAACAGCGATGTTGCCACAACCGTCTGCTCCTCTATCAGAGGTCCGTCCTACGAGCTCACTCCGTGGATCGACTTCCCCTCCAAAAAAACCTGCCCGCCAGCATCCTACGTTGCAGCCCACAACGCTTACATTCACCCCTCACTACTCTACGGATTACACGAGCTGTGGCAGCAGATCGAGTACCTCAAGCCCAACGTCGTTGTTACCCTGGGTGAGGAGGCAACATGGCTCCTGACTGGGCGGCGTGGGATAGGCGACCTGCGCGGATCAGTGTTGGAAAGCAAGCGCCCCTCATGCATGGGTCCGGGTGGGGCTCACTCGCCCGTCAAAGTCATTCCGACCTATCACCCTCGCAAGGTCCTCCGCAACTACCCTTGGCGTTGGGATGTCATCCGAGATCTCACACGCGCCAATCAAGAATCACTCTTCCCACAGATCCGTAAACCTGACTGGCTCTTCCACGTCGGGCCGTCGTTCGATCAGGCTTGGAGCTTTATCGAGAACTTGGGCGAAGAAGTCACAGCTGACATCGAGACTCGCAATCGCCAGATCACTTGTATCGGCTTGGGCGAGAACAAACGCGAGGCGATGTGCCTCCCGATCACTGCGCAGGGCGGATCGTTCTGGCCTACGCTCGACGAAGAGTTTGAGATGATCCGTCACCTGATGAAGAATCTCAAGCAGCGTAAGGTGGTTGGACAGAACTTCTTGTACGATGCCTTCTACCTAGCTTGGTTGTGGGGAGGTTACATCTACGCTGACTTCGATACCTTGGTTGCGCAGCACGTTCTGCTTCCAGGATTCCCGAAGTCGCTCGACTATCTCGCCTCGTACTACTGCGACTACTACACCTTCTGGAAACACGACAGCAAGGAATGGTCAGGTTACATCAATGACGTGGACTTGTGGATCTACAACTGCGAAGACATCGTTTATACAAACGAGTGCAGGCAGAACCTTGAAGTGTCGCTGCGGCAGGCCGGACTCACAAAACAGTTCCGACAGCTGATGCGCCAGTTCGAGCCGTGCCTTCGGATGATGTCTCGCGGAATCAACTCGACAAATGAAGCTCGCCAGCGTATGTCCAAAGAAATCGCTGAGGCGATGCAACGCAAGCAGACCTTTGTTGACTTCGTGTTCGACCAGCCTGTGAAGATGCGTGGTCCTCACCTGTCAAAGCTCTTCTACGAAGACCTCAAGCTTCCGGTCGTCAAGAGTCGCACCACCGGACAGCCTACCACCGATGACGACGCCTTGGACAAGATCGCTGCCAAGACGCCGCTCGTCATGCCTATTTGTAAGCGAGTGCAGTCTTACAGAACGCTCGGCATTTTGCGCTCGAACTTCCTCGAAAGCGAAACCCCGAACGGTCGCTTCTACTGCGGAATCAAACAGGCGGGAGCCAGGACCTTCCGTTTCGCCAGCTCCAAGAATCCGATGGGGATGGGTACGAACTTACAGAACGTACCCAACTTACAGGATGATGAGGAGGGAGCAGATCCTGACATTCCAAACTTGCGTAAGCTTTTCTTTCCAGACCCCGGCTTCACGCTGGCAGAGTTCGACCTTAGTAAGGCGGACCTTCGGGTGGTGGTGTGGCAGTCCGGCGAGGAAGAACTGAAGGAAGCGCTTCGTGCGGGAGTCAACATCTACAAGGAGCACGGCACTCGCATCACCGGGTTGCCTTACCGACGTGCCAAGAGCTTGCTGCATGGTACGAACTACGGCGGCAAACCTGCCGGAATGTCCACACGTCTCGGCGTCACGCAGGCACTTGTCCGATCCGCCCAGGAGAAATGGTTCGGCGCTTACCCTGGCATCCGCCGATGGCAGCAACGAGTCGAAGACGAACTGATGACTCGGCGGACCACGACAAACAAGTTCGGGTTCCGTATCTTCTGGGGCGATCGCCTCGAAGGGCTGTTGCCTGAAGCTTTGGCTTGGGACCCGCAGTCCACCGTCGCCCTCGTAATCAATGAGGTTCTCTTTTGGTTTTATGAGACAATCGAGAAGCAGGAGGACAAAGGTCAGATCCTCATGCAGATTCACGATTCAATCTTAACTCAGATCCGTGACGAATATGTAGAGGAGGTTATCCCCAGAACACTCGAAGCCTTCAATCAAGTGGTTGTTCCCTTCGACGACCCGCTCATCATCCCAGGTGAGTGTAAATATGGGAAGGGTTCTTGGGCAGACTTGCACCCCTGGGAGGGCTGATGCGGTTACTCGACAACTGGATTCACGGCTACCTTCGTTCCACGCAGAATAATGAGGCGCCTGAGCATTTTCACTTCTGGATGGCTGTCGGTGTGATCGGAGCAGCACTCCGACGCAAGACCTACATCGACATGGGGGACTGGCAGTGGTCCCCCAACTTCTATATTATCTTCGTTGCAGAGCCAGGCATCGTCAACAAGTCCACGACGCTGCGCATCGGTAAACGGATGCTTGCTCACAACGAAGGAATACACATCGGCCCGTCCTCGATAACTTGGCAGGCTCTAATCGAGATCCTGTCCAGTGCGTCGGAGGAGGTCCCGATGGGAGACGGTACGTTGCACCCAATGGCCTGCGTCTCGTTCTTTGTGTCGGAGCTTGGCGTCTTCATGGACTTCAACGACAGGAAAATGATCGACGTACTGGTTGACTTGTGGGACGGAGACACAGGGTCTTGGGAACGAGCAACTCAATACCGAGGTCGGGAGGGTGTCGTGAACCCCTGGCTCAACATCATGAGCGGTACGACACCAGCCTGGCTTGCGGATAACCTACCAAGGCAGATGATCGGCGGCGGGTTCGCATCCCGCTGTATTTGGGTACACGGTCATCAGAAGAAAGCGTACATACCTTACCCTAAACGGCATCCTAAGTATGAAGGAAAGGAGATTCTCGACCAGCAGCTTGTGATGGACCTGATGCGGATCTCAGCGTTGCGTGGGGAATTTAAGCTGACGGAGAAGGCCTTCCAGTATGGGGAGGCTTGGTATCTCAAGCATTGCAAGAACTTAGAGAAGCAAGTAGCCAGATCATCCGGTATGGCTGGGTACTACGCACGCAAACAGGCACACGCCCATAAGCTGGCGATGGTCCTATCAGCAGCCCGCCGAGATGACTTGGTGATTGATGAAGAGGATCTGGAACAGGCTATCAAAATCCTCGATGCTACGGAGCAGGACTACGCGCAGGTCTTCCAAGCTATCACCACAACCACAACAATGGAGCAGACCAGCGACGTGGTGAAGCTTGTGATTCAACGTGGCAAGATCAGGAAGGCGGAACTCTACCAGTACTTCTTCCACGCCATGACAGCTAAGGAATTCAACGAGTCGATAGAGTCAGCGATTGTGGCGGGGTACCTGGCCCTCGAGCAATCAGGCTCAACGATCTTCGTTACTCCTGGGGCTCATTACCGTAAGCGCGATGGAAGCTCCGGTACAAATTCCAGTACCGCTGAGTCGGGGGAAGCCCCTTTTCCCGAAGAATAGAATTACGCTTACGATCTTCGATTGATTGCCTCACCTGTCTTGGCATAAGCTTAAGTTCAGGTGGGGCAGTTTTGTTGTACTTGGCAAGATCCTCGGAGGCTTGTTTCTGCGCAGCGGGATCACCAATAGCATTAGCGAACTTATTCAGAAGCAACGAGCGGCGTGTGAGGTAGTAAGCGACGTGCTCGGCAGCCGCCCAATCAGCCTCACGAAAACGGGCGATGCGTACAGGCTGCATACCCATTGCTTGAAGAACGATTTCCCCGAACTGCTCCGGATCGTTGGAATCAAAGCGGACCAGTGGCCGACCGCGCCCGTCCTTACCGTAGCCGGAGTTCAGGTACTGGTGGGCCTTCCCGAGGTTCTTAAGGAAAGGCGGAACAGCTGCCATTACACGAGCCTCGGCATCGCCGTTCTCGATCAAAGCCTGTGCGACGTTCAAGCTGGTGCTTCCCACTGCCCCCGCCGCTTCGGTAATCATTTTGAAAACAGTGTTACGTCCACCTGCTCCGCCCGTCAAACCTTCAAGCATGGGATCAACCATTGGAATGAAGCTGCCCATCGACAACGACGAGTTGATGTTCATCTTCGGGAAGGGCAATCCGACCAGATCGGCCATCGCGCTCAAGCCAAGCGACTCGCGAGACATACCGTGAATGAACAAGTCTGGATCATCCACAAAAGCAAGCAGCATATCCCGGAGTTCTTTCTCCAAGTCGAGCTTCGGATTCTCTACTCCAAGGAACTCGCGCAGCCAAGTGCCGAGAAGTTCGAGAAGGTTCTTTGCGTGCTCTGCTCCGGGCAGTCCCATCATACCGACGGCAGCGAGCTGCAAGGCCCAGAACCGCCAGCCGCCCTTGTTGGTCATAGCGTAGTACAAGTAGCCTTGCTGGAACATCTTGAAGATGAAGAGCACTGACTTCTTGCCGCGCATCAACTCGGGACGATTCCAGCTAGCGTACTCGAACTGCGTCCAGATAACCGTGTCCTTAGCGAAGTTGTAGGCGGTGTTCTCGTCCATACCTTTTGCCATAGCAGCATCGAAGGCGGACAAGAAGGACAAGCGACGGTTGTACTCCTCACTCACAGTGAAGTGAGCAATACCGTATCGGCCGAGTACTCGGCCATAGTAGTAGGCTCTATTTGCCCACTGGTTTCGAGCGATAGCTGGAGCTTCAGCAATCCCGGCCATCTCCGTTGCCGCGCTCTCATTCATGAACTCCTCGGACACAGCGCGATTGAAAGCACGCTTGTGGGCGTCCGGCAAGTTGGAGCCTTCGACCCAAGTCTTGCGCAGGTACCTGGACATCTTCATCATGCTCTTGGTAGTCTGCAAATCACCAAGACGCTTGGCCAAGTAAGGATAAGTGAAGAGCGGAGTCTGGGTGAGGTTCACGAAGAACTGCTTGGGCACACCCCAGAAAGCAAGCATGAACATCCCGCCTCGGACGGCCGGCAGCTCATTGCCAGGGTTCATCACACGAGCATAGAACTGTCGCATCTTCGCAGCGAGCATAGAAGGGTGATCGCCTTCGATTGCAGCGTTGGCCTCACGCTCCATCGCTTTGATCGAATCCTCGAGAATATATCCGACTTCCAAGCGGGCGACGTGGTTCGCCAAGTGCTGGAAGTAACGCGAGAACGAGCGAAGGGCGTCCTCGGAGAAGCCGGGTGTGCCCTTCTTCTTAAGCATACTCTTGACGAAACCCTGACCAGGGGAGAGGGTGTAGAGTAGCTGACGAAGCTGAGCCTTCTGGGTAGGCGTCATCTCCAGCTTGCTCTGCATCATATCGAAGAGTGTGGGACTGAAGCTCATGAACGGAGCTTCCTGATCGGAGATGTACCGCTTCTTCAGCACGAGCGGCTTACCGTCGAGCTCACGAGTCAACTCTTCAAAGCGCCTGTCACGTTCAGTCTTTGTCCTGAAGGTTTCGAAGCGCTCGGTCATACCGCGGCGAGTCTTGTCCGCCTTCGTACCTTTGGTGTACTGTACGATCAGCGCCCATTGACCGAAGCGGTAGAAGGGGAAGTAGTTGCGCTGAGCCATACGCGCAAACTCTTTGTTGATCTGATCGCGGTTCACCTCGAAGGCAGGGGTTGTGGTGACTCCTTGGTTGCGGGCCTCTTCGGAGATAAAGATCCGGCGGGCCTGCTCGATCAGCGCTGTGCGCATACGCTCCAGACCTTGCTGGAAAGAAGCATCCACGTCAGCTGCCATGTCGATCAGCTCAGGAAAAGCTTTCAGGCCAAGGCGGGTTGCGATGGTGTCCATCTCAGCTGCGGTCAGACGACGCTCGAGCTTGAACGAACTCTCCGAAACACGGAGGATGAAAGCGGCAAGTTTGGCAGCCTTTACATGGCTGAGCCGCATCCACTTCTCAGCGGTCGGCATCCCGATGAGGAGGACCTTGGTCTTGACAGCCGAGAACTGCTCCATCCCCTTGGAGAAGACTTGCATCGGGAGAAGGTTCTTGAACTGGTCGGCCAGTTGCAGGAGTGTCATAAACTCCTTGGTCTGGCGGAAGTAGTCTTTGATCCAGCCTTGGGCAACGCGGAACTTTTTCAGACGCTCGGGGTCCTTGGGTCCGCCCCGGAGTTGCCGGGCTAGGCGACCATACTGCTTGAGAAGAGCGGTCTCAGCGGGCGTAGGCGCAGTGGATGTGGAGGTGGGAGGAGTGTAAGTTACCTGACTGATAACCGAACTGACATGCTGCTGATACTCCAGGGAATTGGAGGGCATTTCCATATCCTCAGGAGTAGCGAAGAAGGAGGGAGTGATTCCAACAGGCTCAACATTATCAATCGGGCCAAGGTAGGTGTCGTAGCTGAGATCATCCAAGGTGAGCTTAGCGCCTGTTATAAAATTCAGTTGACGGTGTGTAACCTTATGGTTGTTGGGATCGCGAACAAGACTGAGCAACTCCTGACGCATTTGGAGAAATGCCGGATCTTGATAGAAATACTCTTGCAAGTACCCTTCAAGTTGCAAGCGCGTCCACTTGTGGCCTATCGTGTAATAGTGCGTAAACTCGTGCAGTATCGTATCGACAAGCTCGCGATGAAGAATCTGACTTTGAGTGTAGTTAAGAGCCTCACCGAGGAGATTGACGCCTATATAAAACCTGCCTTTGATAGGTCGATGTACTCCATGCTGGTGCCCTCCGCCAGCTTCAAAGGCAAAACCTCCGTAATGCTGCGGATCGGTGTCAGTTATTGTACGCAGGATAATCGGATGATAGTGGAAAGCTTCCTTGAGTCTTTGCACAAAAGCGCTGTTGGGATCAGCCAGTACATTCCAGACATACTGACTAATTCTCTCAAGTTGTTGCCGAACGTGTATGATCTGAGCTCTGTTGTAGTATGCCTGCTCACTAGGACTAAGTGTTGCCTGGGGCCGCTCATGTAAAACTCGAGTGCCGTTGGGCAAGGTGCCCATACGCCCTTCCAAACGGTAGATGAAAGGGATAAAGTTACCAAGAGTCTCAAACTGCTTCTGATAAATGAAGTACTCAAGGATAGCGTCATGCAGCCCATACCTGCGTATGAACGGGTCCACTCCGTCCAAGCGTCGCTCTGTTATAAGCATCAGTTCCAGCACAGTTGCAACGCTGTCAGCCTTCTCCAGTAGGATGCGCTGGAACTCATCATAATAAGAACCATCTGCGAGTTGCTTACGAATGAAAGCAGCGAAATGCGGGTGTGTATCCGAAGGGTGAACAGTGACGCCATCATCGCTTATTTCAAGAATCACCTCTCCACCTAAGAAGTCTTTCGCAAATCGTTTTTCCTCAGTCTGGGTCCAGCCCTCAGCCTGCAGCAACTGTGTGTCGGCATCCAGCTGCTCCGGCTGCTTGTTGAGATGCTTCAACAAGTCGGCAAGGATCTCCTCCGGCTTGGCGTTGTGAAAAGCGATCTTCGTCGGAAGCTCGGTTACGCGATCGGGGAGTACAGCTGTCCATACACCAGTAATAGGGTTGTAGCCGAAACGCTGGATGGCTTGCGGATTATCAGGATCAGTGCGGTCAGGAATCTCAATGCGGTTGAACGCCTGCGAGTAAGTTGCGCCGTCGGTCCGACCAGGAACAGGCCGGAAGTAATCCTTCTGCTGGCCGGACACCTCCGGACTGAAGGTGTACTGGTCTTGCCCTGGTAGCGTCCTGATGATACCCTGATCCAAGAGCTGATCCAGGGGCGCATCAGACGGCATCTGGAAAATGGTACGGATGCCGGACCCGGAATGAGTCTCAAACAAAGCCGGAGCACCTACGTTGTTGACAACCTGCTCACGGAAGCGCTGACGAAGATCTGTAGGAGCGAGGTTCTTGTGCGGGTTGACGATGTTGGAGATGGCGAAGTGGCCAGCCTGCATAGCTTCGCCAAGTGTAGAGTAGGCCCCGACGAAGGGAGTGGGAGAATCCGGCAGAGGGATCTCGAGACGGAAGACGCCCTGGGTGGGATCACCAATAAAGGGATCGGTGATTTCAGTGATCTCAGCCAAGGACGTCTCGCCGTCTGCATCGAAGAAGATAGCGATCGGCTCGCCGGGAACTGTGTCGTAATCAGGGATTGTCCAGTTCGGATCTTCGATGATGTCGAACTGGCCCATCGGATGGGTTTCGAGCTGGGCGGGCGGCTTCAGAGCTTGAGGAAGCTGATCGAGGAGCTGACCGGAATCGAGTTGAGGAACTGCGCTGTCGTCGACATGAGGGATGTCAGGCTTAGGATTCTGGGGACTGACCAGAGGCTCGATCAAGTTCGGATCGGGAGTAGGTGCAGGGGTGTTGACCTCGGGAGTGGTTTCGGGAGAGGGAGCTACTACGGGAGCTGCGGGATCAACAGGAGCGCCCGGATCGGCGGGCTGAGCCCCACCCGGACCCAACGGATCAGTGGTGGCTGCAGCCGCCCGACGCTGCTCATTTTCAATCATACGACGCTGTAGTGGATGGGTCACAAGCCGCCCGACTCCTGCGATGCTGCCGCCCGCGATTGCGCCTTGGACCCCGGAGTTGAGTATCCGGCTGGCGATTGTCCCAGGTGTATGAGCGATGCCCGCGTACTTCTCGAGCAGGATGTCGATACCTTCCTGCCCGGATTCCGTCGAAGCCTCGCCGCGTGCGCCCTTCCACCAAGCGGAACCTGAGGCTTTCACTGTGTCCAGAGCGCGATGCCAGCCTGTGGTGTTAAGCTCCTTCTCGAATTGTGCTGCTAGAGGTTTCGGGAGATCCTTGGGCACGAACCGCTTGACCAGTCCGCCAGCCGTCATGATGGTCTTGACGCCAACCACATCGAGCAGCGCTTTGGTGTGACCGCCGACCTCAGCAAGGCGGGCCGCTTCCTCTTTCTCGATCCCTTGCTCGAGGAGGTTCTGGTAGGACTCCCCTTTGTTCAGGATGTAGGAAGCTGCATAACCGCCAGCAGGTCCGCCCAACGCATAGGCTGTTCCCGTCACACCAAGCTGTGGCAGGTTCTGAACCGTAGCTCCGATGATCAGGTCCGCAACGCTGGAAGGGCTTTTCCAGTCGACGTTCTCAAGCGATAGCTCCGTGTCGGGCGGGCGTTCGTAAGCTCCCTTGTGCCGAAGCTGTCCCATCCAATCTTCCATGTAAGAGCCACCGGGAGAAGCTGGCTCCATACCGTAGCCGATGCTGGAGTAGAGCTGTGCCACGCCCTGATCCCAGAACTGCTTAACCCGACCGAAGGCCCCGGAGTAGTCCTCCTGCACACGCGGCTTGAGCATTGGTGTGTTCGGATCGAGTTCCGGCGTGGGCGGGGCAGGAGGAGCAGATGGAGCAGAGGACTGCTGCCGAAGAAAGGACTCAAAACTGGGCGGACTTTGAGACGGAGTAGTAGGTGTTGAGGGAACAACAGACTGAACAGGCGCCATCGAGGGGGAAGGAGCGCCGCGCTGCTGGCGAAGGAATTCCTCAAAACTGGGTTGACTCATTTTCTTTCCTGGTTCATCTTGATCAGCAAGTCTTCAGCCTCGTCATACGAAGGCGGCGTGGCGTTGGGGTACAACCGCTTGTACTCCTCGATCTTCGCTTCCACATCACGGCGGGGAGGTGCCATCATCTTGCGGAAAGCTCGTGACATCGCCGGGGCAGTCTCCCGAAGAATTTCGGCTTCCTCCTCCTTGGTAATGAGGCCCATCATTCGACTGCTCTGAATCGTCTCGGTGTAAGAGCCGAGTCTTTGAGCAACGCTGCTCCAGTCCTGCGGAGTCATCGGGCGGTCGGGCGACTCATTCTTGATCTGCTCGTTAATCCGCTTGATGTCAGCATAGGTCTTGGCTATCGACGCCGCAGCTTCCTTCTCTTGCAGCTTCAAGCGATCCTTCTGGAGTTGAAGTTCCTTATCGCGATAAGTCTGCGTTCTACCGAATTCAGTTCTACGCTGTTTAAGTTCCTCCTCCTGAAGCTTTAATCGAGCTTTGAACTGAGCCACATCATTGTCCATGCGCTCGATTTCGAGGTTCAGCTTCTCATTGTTCAGTTGACTGAGAACCCCAAACTGAGTCTCGTCCTGCTTAAGCTTATCCTTCTGAATCGTGCGACCTTCCCGCGCATCCTCAATGCCAGCTTCGATGCGCTGCTGCTCAAGGCCAAGGCGGGTCTCTTCCCGCTTATCAGCAGCCTGTTGGCGCTTGAGTTGAGCAGCTTCCCGTTCGCGCTCAGCCACCATCGCGGAGTGCAGGGCCAAGGTATTGTAACCGCTGGCTACGGACTGTGCCATCCGTCCCCATCCGGTCTGGCCGGGCTGTAAGGGCTGGCCCATCTGCGCACCAGCGGCGAGCAGGAACTGGGTGAAGCGCGGATCTTTGACGGCTTCCATAAGTCTCGACTGAGCCCCACCCGGACCCACGGAGGTAGGCACAGGTGTTGCTCCCGGAGGCTGATTCGGGTCCGGCATGGGAGCTGCCACAGGCGGCGGCGAGGGAATGAAGGGCGGCGTCCCGCCCGGCTGCCCGATGTTGGGATACACAGGCACAGGCGGATACGGATAGGCCCTGCCGGGATACTGCGCTCTCGGGATTCGCAAGGGAGAATTGGGTCGCTGGGGCATTTAATACCGTCCTTTAATCGGTTCAAATTACGGTTAGAATTAACGTGCTGGCGGCTGAAAGAGCGCAGCCAAAATCTCACCAAGGGAAAGCTGTTGCCGCTGTCGCTGCGCGTTCTGGAACAGCGAGGTCTTCATGTTCGGATCTCCCACAACCGGGGCCGGACCAGCGGCGAGCGGTGCACCACCTGCCCCGGACAAGGCTGCTCCAAGTGCCGGTAGCCCACCACCCCCACCTGACGACGGCGGCGTTTCAGGTGTTGCAGGCGGCTGCGCGGGCGGAAGCGCGGGCGGCGGAATGACTGGAATCGGGATCTCCGGCTCAGGCATCGGCGGTTCCACAGGCGGAGGCGGAGGTGGACCAGGAGGCGGTGGCTGGCCAGGAACACCCGGTTCAGCAGGCGGAGCCACAACATCAATCGGGAAGGTTGGCACTCCAGTTGTCGGCGGATAAATCACTGTTCCGGGCGGAAGCCAAGGTAACTGTGGCGCTTCTGGTACTTCAGCTTCCGGAGGAGGCGGCTCAGTCGGCATTGGAGCAACCACATCAATCGGAAACGTGGGAGTCTCGCCGGGCCAGGGCGGAAGCGGAAGTGCTCCCGGGAATCCACCCGAAGGATCACTGCGCGGAGCACCTGCGGAAGGTCCGCCCAGAGAAGTACCGGGACGTGTTGATCCCTCTCCTCGATAGGTCGGATCACCCCCAGGCGGTGTGGGCGGATCAACCTCGCCAGGAATCGGCATCGGAGCCTCGACGGGCGGCGGCATCGGTCCCGGCCAGGGCCACGGAATCGCTCCCGGCACAGGTAGCCCGATCGAGGCCCAGTCCCACCAATCCCACCAACCAGGCTGCGCACCGGGAGGCGGAGCCAAGAAACCTCCACCCCCACCTTGCGCGCCCATACCGGGACCAGTTGACATGGGCGGGATGAAGTCCCACCAGCTGTCGGGATCAATGTACTGAGGTGATGAATTAGGCATCTCTTTATCCTTGGGTCCGGGTGGGGCTCAGTCCGAATTACGGGAACAACTTCTTCAGAATGTCGATCAACAGGGCTCCACCAGTGAGACCTGCACCGATTGCTTGTCCAACACCACCGCCTTCAGCAGTGACCTCGGAGGTCTGCGTGCCGCCGAACGGACTCTTGATCAGGTTCGCGTACTCCATCAATTTCTGGTAGGGCAGGTTCTGCTCGTACTGATGGCGAGCCACAGCTTCATCAATCTTCGCCTGTTCCAGTCCGCGTTCTTTCTCACCCACACCAGCCAGCACCATCCCCGGCGCATAGGCGTTCTGCTGTAGGGCGGGCGACATACCCAGTCCGCTGACAAGGGTACTCAACCCCTGGCTGTAGGCGTTGCCGAGAATCCCGGCCTTCGTGTTCATGGCTTGCTGGGCTGCGCGCTCCATACCTTGCGCTTCAGCAATCCCTTGACGTGAACCACCGATCTGCCCAGCGCCGATTGCTCCGGACTTGATCCCCGGCAGGACCTCTTCACGAAGCTGTTGGATGATCGGCTGCGTCGCCTGCTGAGCCATGTTCTGCACAACAGGATTCTGGTCCACCTGATAGGCAGTCAACGCCGTTCCGAGGGCGGGCTTCAGCAATTCGTCATTTTGCTGCGCGTTGCGTGCCGCCGTCTCCTGCAGGTAGTTTGCCCCCAGCGTTTCGGCGGGCTGAAATCCTGCAACTGTACTACCGGGAAAGAACGTAGGTCCAGGAGAGTCGTACAGCCGCTTGGCTTCCGACATCATCGAGCCGACATAAGGCTCTTGAAACCCAGGCAGTCCAGACGTGCTGGTCGATCTCGTGGTGCCAGTACCCTTACTCATTGGGCAACTCCTTTGAATACACTGTGTAGACAGGTTCGTAGTCCAGCTTCTCGAGGGCTGGTCCGAATCCCTTGCGGCCAGCAAATTCAATCCATCGGCACTTATGATCCCACCCGAAACTGATCAGTGCCTGATTCATCTCGGCCTGCCACTCGGCCATACGTTCCCCGGCCAGTGTCAGGACACGGACCACAGCTCCGCACTCGTAGTCTGTGATCGAAGTGGTCAGCACACCGATCAGCCTGGGACCGTCCATGATCTCCCAGAACTGGACTGTTTCAGTCTCAGCCTGTGAGAGCAGCCCTTTCGCCGTACACTCGCCGCGTGAGTGGCTGAGCGCTTCTTCCAGATAAGGCCGATAATGAAAAGCTCGGCGTAGAACATCGGCCACCTTAACACGCTGAACTCGTATCATAGCTTGACCCAACTTCCTGAGACGTATTGATAAAGTCCACGACCGCTGCCAGGATCCCAATAAGTTCCATCTGCAAAAGCGAACGTGCCCTCAATAAGGCGGGCTGGCGGAGCGTGCTGAGGGACCGTTAGCGACTCTAGCAGATCATTCAAACGAAGCTGCAGCTCCCGAACTTGCTGCTCCAAGCCAAGCAGCGAAGGTGTCGCGGCGGGTCGAAAAGGCTGACTCATCTGCCCTCCTTAAGCTGGATCACTTCCAAGAAGTGCCCATGCCACTGCCAACGCGCGTTCGATGTGCAGGTCACCCGGAAAGCCAGATAACGCCCTGTCACGAACAGCTCGCACTCAGTGTCCTGACCAACAACAAAGGTGCGGACATCTCCCCACAGCAGCGCGCTGTTGAGCGCGTCCTGCGATCCGCCCTGAATCGAGAACACCGTTCCTTCCGGAGCGACGATCAAAGGCCGCAGCACAGCCAGAGTTTTGTACGAGTACTCGTCGATCTCTTGCGGAGAGATCTGAATGATACCCGACCGTTCAAGCTCAACGACCATCGGCCCTGTGTTGTCGGGATGAATAATCTTGATGTCCTCAGCCACATCAGGGACAGCTGTCAAGATAGAAGTCACCAGACGTGGCGTGCCGGGGGTATCCCAAGTTATCCCGTCACTGAGGTCCCAAGCGATCTCATCCTCCATGTCCCAATAATCCAGTCCACTAACACCCTGCAATCGCATTGCCTGGGCGGACCGAATACCCTCAGTCGTGCGAACATTCCAAGTGTCCAAGCGATAGTTCCACACGAGTACAGTGTCGAGCAGCTGCCCGGCTGTGGGGAAGAAGATCCAAATCTCTTTGGACTCCGGCAGATGTACCACCCGAGTCAGGTAGTAATAGGTAGTATTCAGGTTCTGGAAGAACCAACGACGTACCTTGCCGTCAGCCACACTAAGTACTTCTTGACCGTTGTGTACAACTAAGTCATCCTGCGACACCAAAAACTGCTGCTGGCGGAAATTCGTTACACAATCCTGAGCCAACAACCCCACACTGTCAAACAGGCGATAAAAGTCGAAGATTGCTTGCCCGCCAACGAAGCGCATCGCCCACGTCTCCTCGCTGGTGTAGACCATGTTAACGTCTCTGTACTGAAGACAGTCAACCAGCTCAGCGTCCCCCTGCGCAAGCGAGACCTCGCCTGCCGAGCGAGTAGCATCTGTTTCATCCCACGAAGCTGGCAGCGTACCTGGATCAGCGGCATCCGACCACTTGACCATACGCTTGTCGGTTGTCGAAGAGATAGTAACCTGCAATCCGACCAGAAAACTTTTGTAGGCCCGCAGAACCTTGACACGAACAGACGCAGGCCAAGCAGGAAGATCAATCAACCTTGTGGTCAGGTTGACAGGATTCCAAGATTGCGGAATGTCGACTCCATTATTGTAGAGTCCGAAGCCGTGAAACTGTGCATGATTCCATGACCCAAGCGCTGGGGTCGAATAATCTCCGGATAACCGTGTAATATCAGCTTGGGCGGCTGCCGAGAAACCTCGAGCCTTAGCAAGCCCGAAGTACACTCCATACACACCATTAGAGGGAGCAGGAAAAATGGCGTAGGGCGCAACTGCCGGGGTCAGTAAGGAGACTGGAACCGGACCCACAATCAGAGCGCCCCCGCGAGTATGCATATTGACAAGCTTAGTCCAGGCCGCAGTCTGCAACTTTTGCGGAGTTGTGTCGGCAATGAAACCGAACTTATCCACGTCGGTAACAGGGATGCGAACAGGGCTACTTGACATCCTTGAACTCCTTGGCTAAACCACAAGTCACCGGACATTTCTCAGCCACGCGATGAAGGGAACGAGAGATAACGCTCAGCTCTTCTTTTGTCGCAAAGCGTATTGAGTACTCCTTCTCACGCTCAACAAGTTTGGTGTACCAGTCGCTGTCGACCTTGCCTACAGCCCTACTGATCTCGGATCTGACGATATACAGAAAAAGCATCGTCAGCATTGTGAGGGCTGCGGAGATTGCTGACACAGCTGTCCAGATACTTTCCATTAGCGAGAGTGCTCTTTTTGCTGAAGATCTTGCACATCCTGCTTGGTACGTGCGTCCTGCTCAGCAGGCTGACCTTCACGAAGCATGATCAGGCCAATGGCGGCAGCGATTCCGCCTTGAATCTCGGCGTCTGCGATACTGAGCGGATTTTCGACAATCTTGGTCCCGATCAGGATCAAGCTCGCAACACCAGCCAGGGTGCTTCTCCAACTTTTCCAGTTCTTCCATCTGTTCATAAAACCTCCTAAGGCACTTCAAATGTTCCAGTTGCACGAGCCGTACCGCAGCTTACTCGGTAGTGGTAAGTGCCCGTACTGAGAGAGGAAACAACAAACTCGTGGACTCGACCTTTGCGCGTGTCAGTCGAATCGGCGCTGTCATCACTCGTCGCCGGAGCTGAGGCCCCAACGTATACACGACAGGCTGCACCAGAAGGAGCCACATACCTGAGCGTAGCCACGCCAGCAGATACTGTCGCCCTTAGGTTATGAACTGGTTTGTCCGGATCGAACAGCCAGCGCGGGTCGCTGTAGCTGGAATAGATCCCGGTGATCCCTACTGACTCATTCGTGTGGCAGTTTGCTGCGAACACCTCAGATGCTCGTGCTGAGGTGAGAAAGTCAGAAGACCACCTACCTGCCGCACACATCCCTTCAGCATAACTGCCGCCGTCCGACATCAACGTATCTTGTCCAATCAGAATTGATGGAAGCGCGTAGGTGTAGGCGGATACAAGCTCCCCGTATCCTGTCCCTGGACGTGTACAACTGACGGTTGTGCCGTTCGTGCGAGCACCTCGTGAGGAGGCGTTATACCCTCGCCCACCACGCCAAGTGCTACCAGCGATCATGTTGCTGCCTTGTATATCCACAATCAGAACTGTCTCACCTACCCAGATAGTGAAAGGCGCACTGCCACAAACAGCGCTATTAGCCACAGGTATTGTGGTATCGTTGGCTCCGATATCAGCTGTCAGGGTTGTACTGTTGTTGAAGCGGACAGGGTAATGATACTGTCGTAAAATCGCCGGATTTGAGCCGACATCTGTCACAGCCTTCTCGTACCGCTCCGCATGGTGCTTCGCAAGGGCACACGCCAGTCCCTCGCCCCGGCACAGGTCGAAGTAGGCCAGACCTACGAAGGTATCCATCCAGGGTGAACTGCCCGTCGAAACGATGGTCTGGTCAATGCCGCTGCGCTGCGCCGACGAACCGATCACTGTCGAGTGGCGATTGGGGTTTCTGCTGGCTTGACCTTCAACACGGAAGCCATGACACCACTTGCTCGTATCTGTCGTCGGATCATAAGGATTCGTTGAACAAGGCTCGTAGTAATCACCATCAGTGATGTTGTAGTAACCCTCATGCTGCGCCAAGGCATCTTCAAGCTTTTCCCGAACATACCCATGCTGAGGATCTGCGTCAGGAATAATCAAAGAAGCTCGCCATAGATTCCAAGTATGCCAAGCAACAGCTCTGTGGTTCAACTCTTCCGCACGAACAAACCCCCACGTCCCCTTGCGTTGACCGGATTGGTGAGCGACCTGCTGCGCCCAGAAGAACAGGTGATGCGCAAGGAACGACTGCTCCTGCATGAAGAACCAGTCCCCTGTGACGAGGTACGCCAGCTGCGTGTGAGTATGTCGATGGGCGTTATCCGCAGCCCATCCAGTCCAGAGACTCTGTGAACCTGAGATCGGACCTACAGCTGTAGGTAGATTCGAGGTGTTGTACATATAGAGATTGATGTTCGTCGTCGGACGAGTGTTTAGCGAGATCGGCATACCAAAAGCCGCCGTGCTGCCTCGGTAGTTCGCCAGCCCTGTTGCAAGTTCCCGAAGGTGATGCGGCTGCGAGGTAACGTACTCCGCGTTGCCGATAACGAGGTTGAGGAGGTCGGCCCGTTGCGTATAGAGCCACAGCGCCTCCCAGTGCGGGTAGAAGCCCCTATCGCCTCGTCCACCTGTTGCCGAGTAGGATCGTGTGCGATTACCACAAGATACACCTGTCAACGTGCAAGCAAAAGGAAAATCGTCGTTGATATTACCTGACCATCCAGCCAACGCCCCGTTGATCGAGGTCTGTCCGCCGAGTGCCGCCGTCTCCGTGATCGGCCCGAACGGGTAGCGGTACGGCGGAATCATCTTCGAGTACTTCATGTACTCCATGTTGAAATCAGTGTTTGTGGCAACTGGTGCTGTGCCGTCCCTGAAAGTTTTCCGCCACCACGTTTGAGCAATCCCGCGAATACCAGTCTTGGTGAACACAGCAGTACCAGCTGATGTGTGAAGTTCCAGACTGTAGCGCTGGTCCTGGCGTGTCGTAGTCCAGTAATTAGCAAGAATGTACTCAATATTCACCCCCACCCCCTGCGTGAAAGTGAGAACGAAGATCGGATGCAGGCTCCGGTGCGTCGTGTCATCGGCCCAGGTGCAGGTGTCATAAGGGGCTGTGCACCCTGAACCCAGCCAGCCGAAGTCGTACACACGACTCGAACTGGCATCCTCTACGATCACCGCCGTCACCAGTGGTCCGCGCGTCCAGTAAGTAAAACGACTGGCCGTCAGCATCGTACGGGCGTTTACGGTGCGCTGAGTCGTTGCACCTACTGGATCGGCTGAGACCCGCATCTCCGCATCCCACGTCCCGCCACCAAAAGCCAGCATCCCCGCACCATCCAGCCCCGCCGCCTCGCACGTCGCCTGATTGCCGAGGTGACAAAAGCTTGTAGTGTTTCTGAAATCCACGACGAGTGAACCAGAGATCGCAATCTCCGTGAGAGAGTAGCACACGTAAGCAAACCGAACAGAGCCATCACTCCACCTGTTTCGGATCGTCACTTGCCAGCTGGAAGACGCCACGCCAGCCAGGTAAGGCTGCGGGTTGTTCGGAATCTCTCCTTGAGCGAAATAACGCGGAGTGCACTGAATCTGTCCAGCCGGAACAAGATCACCCGTAGACTGAACTGTCACCGCGTTCGACAGTCCCCAAAGAGAAAAAGACATCAGGAAAAGAGTCAGGAGTTTCATCGTACCCCCGCCGAGGCTCCGAACTGACCTTTGAAAGACCAGTAATCAGCTTCAAGATATTTGGCTCCTGCAGAATCCGTCTGAATATAAAACCAGGGATGCCCATTGTTGGTATCAGTCCAGAAACTCGAACCATCCGCGATAGTCAGGTCGCATCCGGTAGGACATCCAGTGAGCGGAGTGCCGCTGTCCAGTTGCGCGTAGACCTTCTTGGCCGTACCGTCGGTGTAGACGCGGAACGTGTGCCATGCTGTATCCAGCGCCACTCCCGTCGATACCGATGCCTGCTCGCCGCCCGCGCCCCACACCACTTCGAAGTTACCTCCAACTGGCCGCAGACCGATACCACGGGACACTACCGCACCATTCGTGCCCCAGATCCCAAAACCAACACGAAAGGTAGTGTCAGCGGTCTGCCCCAGCCGGAAGATCTTCTTCTCTTCCCAAACCTTCGTGGTGTCGGTGTAGACGTTCCCAAAGACCTGCGACCCGGTCGGAGTCAATGAGACCACACCATAATTGCCGCTCGTCGCGCCACTGGAGAATCGAGCCACACCATAGTAAGGACGCGCACCAGCTTGCAAGGCGACAGTGGCGTTCGAGTTGAACCAGCCAAGCGCCCCAATCTGGAGCGAGGTCGTACCGCCGCTGACAAACTCTTCCGCTGCACAGACCCAACTCACGTCGCCCGGAGCGCAGATCTGTGTACCGCCGCCTCCCCCGCTCGTCACCGCGGTCCAAGTATCGGTCGCCGTGCAGAGCATCAAATTCGAACCAGCTGTCGCGTCCGAGTCAAAAAACTGCTCGCCCACCGTGCAGGTCACCGGAGCGGTCGTCCCGACTTTCGCTGGGATGGTCGCGGAAGCGCTTCCTGCATTGAACAAGCCGCTCAGAGAGATGTCGCCGTTGGTGTGCTCAGCCAGCAGAAGCACGGCCAGAGCAAACAAAAGAAAAATAAGCAGAAAGCGCTTCATGTTTAGACCTCCTCGTACAGAGCGTTGATTGCGTCCTGAACGCTCGGCTTGTTGAAGTACCAGTCCTTCAATTGGGCGTCGGTGACGCCAGCCTCGGAGAGCAGTGTCTCACACGCCTGTTTGCGACTCAGCATCCACAAACGAGCGTAGGTCGCCACGTTGACTTGCAGCGCATTGACATTCTGCTGTCCGATGGACACACTGCCTGTGAAGTACAGAACCAGAGGTTTCGAGTGATCGCGGATATTCTCCGTCATCCACTTCTCGTCGTACAGGTCGCCCATGCCGGCAGGCTGGCCGAAGATGTGCAACTTGGCCATCGGCAACTTGGAGACGAAAAGCGCACGAAGTTTCTTGGCGTCAGCCAGGCCGATGCAGTGCTGAGGCGGAGACTGAAGAATCCGCTCAGAATGGTCATTGAGAACAAGCGAAGTGAACATAACTGCTCCTAAAGGTCTTTCAAGATTTTGACGCCGAACTGGAATCCGTCGGCCACAGCAACACCTGTGTTATCGGGGTTGCAAAGCGTTATTGTTACAGTGTCTGCCGCCGAGACACGCATAATACCGATCAACTTGGCGGGCAGATCAGCGGGCCATCGAGGTGCCACAGCGTCCCCCGACAAGACGCCTGGGACTGTCATTGTCTTGGTAGTGCAAGCCGCCGTTACAGTTCCCCAACTGTTAACAGTCTCACTGTGATTGAGAAAAGTCAATAGAACAGCAGGGTCGGCTCGGATCGGATCAAGCGCTGTACCGACTCCCAACAAGCCAACGCCAACCGTTATCGCACCACCCGAAGCTGCGTCGATAGTGATGGTATCAATGTTCTGGCTGATGGAAACTCCCGTACCGCCTACGAGCGTACGCGCTGTGACATTGGTACTGGCTTTGAGAACTTGCGCACCAGCACCGCTGTTGGACACGACCGTAGCCTCTCCACTCCCACCGCCCCCAGAACCGCCTGTCGAGATGAGAAGGAGGGAGCCAGCTTGCGCCACTTCCCAGTTGACTGTCACATCGTACTGATTGGCTCCCGCGTTGGTGTTACAGGTCCAGCCGTCGCTGCGAATAGAAGTGTAGATGCCTGCCGACTCCGAATAAGTGAAAGCGCCGATGAAGCAAGTACCCAACGCGTGTGTGGCTCCAGGAATCGTCCAAGTCGTTGCGGCCTCGAAAGTGGCTGTGTAAACACCCGTCGCCTCTTCTCCACCACCGGAACTCTCACCAACCACGGCCCAGTTGAACGTATCATCTGAACCCTTAGTGCAGATACGCAAAACGTCAGCAACGGCGGTGTCGCCTCTCGATGCCCAGATTGTGCCCCGATTGGCTGAATCACACGACGGCGGAAGGGTATCGGTAGGATTCAACTGAACCCCTTGCAGCGTCAAGCTACGGAAACGACCTGGCCTGTTGCCGTCAAAGACGCCAAGTTTTCCTTCCTCTACTCGGTACAGGCCGACATCGAAGGGCCCAAGATAAAGATGGCTTGTGGACCAACGGATATAAGCTCCGCTCGGCCCTTGCAGTGTGTCGAAATTGATGGCTGCCGGAGTCTGAGCCAGAAGCGGAAAGGTGAAAATGAGCAACAAAAAAAGCAGCATCGTAGTTCTCCTAGTCCTTCTGGCACATCAGCAGCTGGATATAAGGAGCGTTCGTGCCGGACACACTCCCAGTTGTTGAGATCGTTCCGCCCTGAGCGACGAGGTTTGTGCCCTTCGTTCCGGTGAGATTCGAAGACGTTGGGTTATTTGCAGTCGTTATTCCTGTCAGTACAGTAGTACCAGCTCCACTCTGAACTGCTGTGGAAGTAGTACCTGTAAGTTGTGAATAGGTGTGGGTGTGAGCCAAGTCATCCAGCTGATGTGCGTGTGTATCACCAGTGAAAGTGTGTGAGTGGGCACCGACTGCTCTGTTTTCCTGGTTCGTCAGGGCTGTGCCGACAGAGGCGGCCAGCGTGCCGCCGGAGGGCATACCTGCAATATATCTGCCTCGAGCGGCCGTGAACTCACTCCACCCGGTCGGGCAAGATGACAGGTTGAAGGACATCACAGCTCCGGCTGGTGTTGCGTCCCCACCACCTCCGGTTGAAGGAGTGGCCCAAGTCTGATCGCCGCGCAGGAATGTCGTCGAGTTGGCAGTGCCGCTGCCGAGACGAGCGGTTGCGATGGTTTCACTGCCGATCTTGGAAGCGCCGATTGTCGCTGTCGGTGTGATGTTGTTTGAAGCATCGTAGACAGCGAGATGGCCAGACGACGGCGAACCAGTCGCCATCTGAACCTTGGTTCCATTACCCAAGCGATCGCCGGAGAACAGCTGGTTGTAGCGGATACTTCCGCCGGATTGCATGAAAGCAGCGAGAGTAAACACTGCCAGGAAACCAACGACCACGAGTTTTTTCATTTTTCACCGTCCTTTAATCGGATCAAACTACGGTCAATATCGGTACCAAGCAAGCATCCACTCGCTGGCATCGGCAACAACAGGAGTGAGTGTTAAGGCTGCTCCAGCCAGAGTGAAGTCGGTCCCGGCCCGCTGGACAACACCATTGCGCACAAGCACAAGACTGGCCGCAGGACTCGGGGAATTGGCAAGAGTTGCAGCTCCGGAAGAGGGGGTCAGCGTAACCGATTCACCGTCAGCGAAACTGAGTGCGGTCGGTAAACCGAGCTGGCCGGGGTTGGTCAACAAACTCTTGAGGGCAACCTTGATGATACGCAAGTGATTGTCGCCATCGGAACGAGGATCGCCACCAAGAGGCCAAAGCTCGTTCAGATCACTGATCTCGGTTACACCAGTTTCAACAGGCATTTAACCTCCAAACTCCCTGAAGCCACCGGAGACTTCGCGAGCGACATTCAGGCGGTTGAGTGTATCCGTTGCCTCTGCAATGTCAAGCTGGAACAAGCCCATTGACTCAGGCGAACGAAGGAATTTTGCGATCTGATACCCAGCCCGACCGATCAGAAGCTTGGGGGCGTGTGTGAGCCAAGCATTTGTGCCACCATCGGTTGTCGGGAATGGCTGACGTGCGAGATAAAAAAGCTTGAAGTTTTGATTCAACGCGTCAGGTGCAGGAATCAGATGGATCTGTTCGAGAGCAACAAACGTCGTGGGAGTGCCTGTCGAAGCAGCTTCCGTCGTCGCCAGATGACCGCTGTTGCCCTTGACGAGCGGCACAGGCGGCGCCCCTGCGCGCCATACCAAAGGAGTGTCCATGAGCTCACTGAGAAAATCGGCAGGATAAGCGATAGGACCAGCGCTTGTGAGTGTACTCTCCTTTGTCAGGAACCACGGACGAACAGGACCGTTCTCAAGCTCGATCTGCTCCATCTCCAATTCGAGGAGGATTTGTGCAGTCAAACCAGCCTGGGGCGTCATGCGCTGACCCAAACGTCCTGTTATGAGATTCACTGCCTGAAGTCTTGTCATGCAGGTACTCCAAGCATCCGTTGGGATTGCAGGAACCCGAGAACTTCCTGCAACCGATCTGCGCCATTACGACGCGCGGGCTGAGCCCCACCCGGACCCATGAATGAGGTCCGCCCTCCCGCAGTCGATGGCGCGACAAAAGCACTTGGCGGGGCGGTCAACGCTTGAGCGAGATCGGACGAACCCCCGAAGGCGGACAGCTGCTCCGGCGACGGCGGCACATAACCTTGCGGGGCAGGAACCGGATTCCCCTGATCGGTGTACTGCATCTGCCCATTGAGAAGCTGCGTCCAGATATTCGCATTGGGAGTGATGGAGCCGTCCGGCTGCTGGTACTGGAAGTGAACGTTTTGCGTCCACGGATCAAGCTCCCGGACCAGAAACGGACTATACGAGCCGTCGAACAGTCCCTGGGAGTTGATCAGCCCCATCAACTCGGGTGGGATTCCATGATTGGGTCCCAGGCTCGATAACCAGTCTGCGCTCGAGATTCCTGTGGGTAGTGTACTCATTTTCCTCATCTCCCTCTGCCAGCTCTTCCGGAGTGCGCCCAAGCAGCGTATGCTTGTGCTTGTAAACAAACTCGCCCACATGACCAACATCCTGCGAAGCGTCGTGGTGAATGAAGACCGGGATACCTGCATCCTCACATTTCTGAAGGAAAAACCAGTCTTCGCCCTCGTAGTCGTCGAGCTCTTCTCGCCAGACGATGTTAAACCAAGGCTGAGGGATGCGGCGAAAAACATCCATCTCAACCAGCATGATACCTGAGCCGACCCGATCCACCTGCCGGAGTCCTTCACTTTCAGGCTTGGTGTAGACCGGAACATAAGCTCCGTTCTTCCGAACACGCGCCGTAGAGTTGGCCGGAAACCGCTTCGTCGCAATGTTGCAAGCAACGATCGGCTTCTCACACTCCAGAAGCTTATGAAGGATGTCTCCCTCAAAAGTCTGATCCGAGTCAACAAACAGGAGGTGTGTGGCGTCGATCTCGAAAGCACGCTTCACAAGTCCTGCTCGAGAGCGGGGGAGGATACTACCACGCTTGTTGACAATCGTGATAGCTTGCCTCCCCCACAAAGGAACTGGTCGGCAATAGAAGTAGGCAATCAGCCCGCACAGGGAGACACCCATATGAGCCTTCCAGTCGTTACCGCTCGCTACTCCTACTGCCACCAGTAAATCGCGCATCGTTTTCTCCTAGACGACGACGTTGCCGAGGTAGGCCATCGTCTCCTCGTGATGCAGCTCGAGGCCGGCCTCGGTGAGCCACATATCTTCCTGAGCATCCACATCGTTGGCCTGAACGTTGGGCACCAGTTTGGTGTCCCGCAGCGGCCTGTAGATCAGGTTCGAGGGATCGACGACGAACGCACTGTAGTTGTACAGCGGATGGAGGTTCATCAGCGGGTGGGTCTTGATGCCGAACGAGCCCTGCGGAGTGATCCACCGCTGCAGGTTCATGCCGTAGACCTTGATGATCTCCGAGAAGTTCACCCGGGAGCTGTTGGCGTTCCGGGCAACCTTGTTGAGGCTGTTGAGGAAGCCGTTGCCTGCCAGGACGATGCGCTCGTCGCCCGCCATGGACTTCGAGTTGTAGTTGAACACCGGATACAGAGCCTCAAGGATGTCGTCCTCGTCCGGCGTGGAGGTGAAGATGGTCACGTTGGTCTGAATGAACTGACGCAGACCGCCCGTGAACCGCTCGGGCTTGCCGTTCGAGCCGACAGCCTCGTGCGCCTTGCCGAACATGAAGGCGAATTCGAGCTGAACGCTGTGATCGAACATCTTCCGCTTCTTGTCGTTGGAGAAAGCGTCACCCGTTCGGGCCTTCGTGCGCTTCGCCGTCTCGGTGATACCGCATAGAGTCTTGAAGATCTGGCAGTAGTTCCGCTTTTTGGTCGGATTGCGCTGACTGATCGTGGACTTCCCGGTACCTTCAGCGAAGGCCGAGCCGATGCACGTCAGAGCGGCGCCGTCGGCGATGGCTGCCGGCGTCGTGCCAGCCGCACCGCGAGCCACCACGATCTCGGTGTCGCTGTTGACCGCCGTGACCTTGAGGATTTCGTTGGTGTAAGCGAGGTCTTCGGCCTTCTCGATCATCAGCGTGTTGCCGGGAACGAGATACAGACCGCCGCTGTCGATGGTGAGAATGGTGTCGGTGCTGACGTAGCCGCCAACCTCGTTGACGGTAACACGAACAGCCTCGAGCGCCTCCTCCCACCAGTTGAATTCCGGATCGTCCGGAGCTTCCTTCTTCATCTTGGCCATCAGAGCCGTGAGCGGAGCGCTCCCGTTCGGATTGGTCCAAAGAATCGTCTCACGGAAATCCTTGGGGCGCTCGTCGGCTCCCCAGTTTCCGGTTCCACGCAGACCAGCAAAAGCTGCCATGTGTTAATCCTCCTGGGAAGCGAACTCTTCCCAAATCGAAAGCTGCTTGTTACCCGGCAAAGGAGCAGCGGAAGCTCCCGGCATGGCGGGCATCGGCGGCCTTGACGGAGCCTGAGGTGCGGATGCATTCGGCGCTGCGCTCGGAAGGGGGATTCCGAGGGCGATATGCGCAGAGGCTCCGGCGTCCTCAATAACGCGGTCAAGGGGCGCTGTGGGATTGGCCTGTCGAAAGGCCTTTACGATCTGAACAACGCGACCGCGATCGGCAGTTCGGAGGGCGGGCCAACGTTCGTAGAACTGCTGCTCGCTCCTCTGAACCATCGACGCCTGCTGGTTGATCGTGTGAACCAGTATGGGCAGCGCTTGCGCTACCGCCGCGTAAACTCCATCGAAAACATCAACGTACAGTTTGCCCACAATCTTGGGCAAAACCTTCTCCGGCTCCTCACGCAGAGCCTCGGCTTCCTCCTCACTGAAGGAGTAGCGAGATGAGATCTCCTCGATCACAGAAGCGCGCTGAGCCAGAACCTGCTCCCGCGTGAGTTCGGGTGTGACCGGACTCGCCTCCGCCGGAGGAGCAGGAGCGGGAGCGGGAGCAGGCGGCTCACCTGCAGGAGCGGCTGCAGGAACCTGGGGGGTGACAGGCTCGGCAGGCGCAGGAGCAGGAGTCGTGGTAGGCTCCGGAGCCGGAGTGATAGGCGGCGTCTCGGAGCTTGCAGGCGGTTCGTCGGACGTACCTTCGGGAGGCGGGTCGCTGTCGATCTCAAGATCGGCCATTGCTTCGAAGATTGCCGAGTCATCGACAACTGCTTCGGGGTTTGGGTTCAGGTCTTCAGGCATTTTCTTCCTCACGTTCCAGATTTAGCTGCATCTGAATCTGCTCATTGAGCTCTTCCAGAAGCAGCTGTGGCATACGCAAAACCATCTGCAAGGTTGCGATCTCGTTCATCAGTGCTGCAACCTCGAAACAGCTGTCAAATGACCGCGCTTGCTGATTGAAGATGGCAAACCTGCGCGCACGCTCCTGAGCTTCGAGTTGCTCACAAAGCAACTTAAAGCCAGGGCTAAGCAACAGGTCCGAGAGAACCTGCTTGCGGTGGTACAGGCCCTCCAGAAGATCCGGGGATTGCGGCATTACTTGCAGGCACCATCCTTCCTTGCTCGATTTGGTTCTGAAGCATCTGATCGGGAGCAACTTCGATCCGAAACTGTGTGATGTTCTTCAGCCCGGCCAACTGCGCCATCCAACTGAAGATCCCGGCGATGTCGTAGCCCTGACCAATCTGGGGAATCGTAGCCATCCCTGTTAGAATCTCTTTCCACAGATTGGCTTGGGCGAAGCGGTCAATCGGGAGCGTACCATCCACAGGCACGAAGTCGTAAAAGCCTGCCAGCTCCTCAGGACCGATCGACAGGAAACCCTGCTTTTGCTGCAGCAGGTCCCCGGCGATCTTATACATCTGAGGCTCGTCATAAAACTGCTGCGAATTTTGAAGCAGGATCTGAGACATCGGCGACCAGCCCAAGCCAGAGTTGTACTCGCAGAAAGTCTTAAGTCTGTTGACACCGAAGCTGGAGGATGTCCGAACCTCCGTTGCCGTCTTGCGTCCACCAGCGTTAACCAGCCCCATCAGGTTATCGTTGATACCTGTCACGCGGTAGAACATATCGAGCAGGGCGGCAATGTTCCTGAAATTCTGCTGCGTCACGTTGACCACAGGAAGCTGCTTCAGGACCTGATCAAGGTTGGCGCCGTAGGCGGCTGGCTTCAGGCGGATTAGGCGACCCGCTCCACCGCGCTCGAGATCCGCTGTCTCCACCCGCGAAGGATCGTAAAGGATCTGATCGTTGAGAGACTTGCGGACGTTGAAGAAGTGGGAGTTGAAGAGCCAATCAAGGGTGTCCGACAACGGCTCGACGATCTCCAGCATCCCTCGAGAGTTATTCGAGTAGCCGTCCACTTCGTAAAGCTGCAGGCAGAAGGGAAACTGGTTGTGGATGCAGGTCTGCGGACGGCAGCCGATGATGACATCCTCGTTCGCCATCGTGATGACCCACTTCTCAGGATAGGTGGACTCACCCAGACCCCACTCATTGGGGATCAGCTCCCACGTCATCTCGATCAGCGAATACATATCGTTCCTCATGTCTGAGGAAGGAGCAGGCAGCGAGTCCTCGTTGGGAATCACCAGCTCACGATGTGGACGAATCCTGTTGTACTGAGTGTTGTTGTCCTTCTTACGGACCTGCTCGAGATTAAAGTAGCCTTCCGACGAAGCCTTGAGCGTGTTCCACCCGATCTCGACAAAGCGGCCACAAAACTCCCCGCTCTGGAACGACGCCAGCGACACACGCGGGTCGTAGTAGAAGTCATGCGGGCGGATATTGAAAAGCCTGTTCCCGTTGTAGGAGAGGGCACGCTGGTACTTACGAACCTTGCGCTTCTTCCCGCCAGGGATATTGAACCCAAGCAACGAGAAGGACTCATCCTCCTCGACGATCTGGGAGGTGGTCGAATACTCTTCGCACCAATAGGCTCCGACCACCCCGTAGCCGTACCGCCCAGCATCGAGCAACCACTGGTAGAGCGGCACCAACATACCGCCAACCCGAAGCTGGTAGTCGATGATCGCTTCTACCGCCTGAACCTTGTGGGAGGGCTCACCATGCCGAGCGGTGAATTGAAGAACAGGATCGCGAGCGAGAAAAACGGAAGTCCAATAGGTATGCGCTGTGAGCAGGAGCGCGTAACTGAAAGGCAGCGTGACTGTCGTGTACTCAACCGTGCCGCCCTTGCGTCGAGCGCTCCGTACACGGTCGTCCTCGGTCTTCGTGTGGTACGCGCGATAAAGCTTGTCAGCCTTGTCCCACTGCTTCGCCCGATCAGTCAGGTTGTTGTGCGACAGACGGAAGCGGGCAAGGACAGCTTTCTTGATCTTCTCGTGCCCTTCCGAGCCGTACTTGAGTTCCTTGTGCAGGCTTACAGACATTATGTTTTCACCTCACAAAAGAACTTGACAACTTGGTTGACACCGGATATACTAATACTAGCCCCACCCGGACCCATGGATGGTTTCTCCTGGGTTGGAGCAGACCCGGTAGCAGCGATGTTACCGGGTTTGCTTTTTCTGGCCGTATTGTGATCGGATTCAAATACGGCGGGAATTACGGGCTGAGCCCCACCCGGACCCAGGATGAAGTCCGCCCTCATGGAGCCACCATCCAGTCCATGGACAGAGGCTCGTAGACGGGCTTCATCACATCCGCCGAACCGAAGCTATTCACACCCGCCGCCTCATCCAGTGCCATCGCCACCGCGTCCAGCTCGTCATCGTGAGCCACGTTCGGGTAAGCAATGAACTGCTCCTGGAAGGTGGTCATCGTTGGATCAATGAACAGGTTGCCGGAGGATGCAAGGCCGGAGAAAGCCTGCTGGATTCGAATGGCCTTTTTGCGGTTGTCAGGCGGACTGTTCACAAGGAAGAACACTCCGCGCTTCTTCATCTCCTGCTCAATCAGCCACTTCAGCGTCCGTTGGTAGGCCACGCCCTCCACTCGGACGGACATTGGTTGCCAGCGGCGGATCATCCTGAAAAGCGTGGTAATCGTCCACTCGGGTGTGTGGCCTTTGGAGCTGGCGATCTCGAGAACAAAGCGACGGGAGCCGTGCACGCCGATCGCTGCGATGACTTCGGAGTCTTTCTTCCGCAGTCCGCCCTGGATCTCGCGTTCGGAAGGCGGCGGAGTCGGGTCGATCCCGATGTAGACTGCCATCCCCTCAGGTAGAATGTCGTAGTGCTGGAGCCACTCGGAGCGGAACAGTGAGGTCTCCGGCGAGGTAATCCGGCACTCCATCTCACGAAGCCAGAGCGAAAGGTGGTTCCGCCTGATGTGGGCCTCTTTGTCCGCCAAGAGCGTCTCGGTGGACCATCGGGTAGGCCAGGCGGACTCGCCGTCTGGAGTGAAACAGGGATAGGTCCGAGCCGCCCATTGCGGGTCCTTGAGGCAAAGGTTGAGCAGATCTTCTTCCTGCAAAGGAGTCTGAAGTAAGGCCATCAAGGCTGCGGGCGACTCGGAAACTGGTGCCATGCTTTTCTCGAGCGCACCGAAGAAAAGCTCGGCCATCTTTCTACGCTGGTCAGGGGTGCCAGTGTTCTCCTCGTCGCAGGGGTCGTCCACGACGATAAGGTCCGGGCGGAAGTCCTCGATGTTGAGGCCTCGAATCTGCCCAGTGATACCGACAGCCACAACGGAGATCTCGCGGTTGTAGATCCCATGCTGGATCTTGATAAACTCCTCGGACCACTTGCTACCCTTGGAGAGCTTGAAGATCGAAGCCCACAGCTTGTTGAACTCGACCTGCTTCTTGAGCCATTCGATGCTCTTGATCGAGTGGTCCTGCGAGTTCGAGACAAACATGATCGTGTTGCTGATCCCGTAGGCGATGCGCTTGGAGGTAAAGGCGCGGAGGAGTGTGGTCTTGGCTCCACCTCGGAAAACAGACAAAGCCGCCCGGTGATGGCGGCGATCCTCGAGGACATTCCAGAGGTCTTTGTGGAAAGGTGCTCCGTCTTGGCGGAAGGCTCGGGGAAAGAACGTGCGACTGTAGAGCTGACCGTCTACGGCACAAAGGTTTACGAGCTCGCCTATCTTAACTTCGTCGCCACGACCTCCGGGCTGAGCCCCACCCGGACCCACGGATAAAGGTCCGCCCAACTCGATCATGAGGGTAGCCCTTCCGCCTGCACGTCGATAAAAGAGGAGAGGTCGCTCGCGTTCGACCTCCCCTCTCCGGAGCCACCATCCGGAACTTTGGCCGGGGTCCGCCCTTCGTTTAGGCGGGCCGCACGTTCACGAGCTTCGTCGAGCTCCTTCGACGTAAGGTGCAAGTGAAGCGCTACACCATTGCCTCCGCTGCCGTTGCCGCCGTTGCCGTTGGCTGTGTAGCCGAGGGCACCGAGCGTGGTACGAAGCGTTTCACCGATGAAGCGTTCGGTGGGAGGCGCCTCCTCGTCGGACAGTCGGTCGGCCGCTTTCTCGATTGCCAGGTTCGCCAGTCCGCCCAACCGCCCGACGAGTGTATGGGTGGCCAGCTGCCCGACTTCTTCACATCGGCGCTGGTAGGCGGCCTGGAACATATCCGATCCGACCAGCTGCGAAATCCATGTGGGGGTGAAGCCGAAGAACTCCGCGCAGTCCCTGAGGGTGCGGTCGGGGTTCGTGACAAGCCAGTTCACGACCTGCTCGTGACGATGGCTCAGCTTCTGTACTTGGTAAGGCATTGGCTGGTACGATGGACCAGCCCCACTCGTTATACCATAGTACCATGGCTGCGGGCGGATGTCAATACTTTTTGTGAGCGGGCGGGTTTTGTTTGTAAGCGGACGTAGCCTGGGCGCAGCCCTGCCCTGGGCATAACCCAACGCGGTAGAGTGGTGGGATTACAATACGGGTAGAATTGAAAGTGCTGAAAAGTCGGGGGAGAGGGTATAAGATGATGGACCGAGGTGGGTGGGTGGGGGGAGCCGCCGGGTGTTACCGAGTTATGTTACCGATGGTCAGACCCAAAACACCCTACAGCTATGGGGTTTCAATCACCTTCCACCCGATAGACCATCAATCATCTGGCGCGCCGTGGGGATTC